GCAGACATCAATAAAGGTAGTGTAATCCCGATCAGCCAGTTTATTGAAGTCAAAGTTCTTGTTAGACAACTCTTCTGCTGAATACTTATTTACCAGTTTACAGTCTGCCTTAATATGATCTGCTGACTTCTTTCCAAAAAGATCCTTAGCATACTCGGTCGGGAGTCTATACACATCACCTTCGATAGCGAAGTCTCTTCGGGTCTTGGCTGAAGGATCTCCAATATAATCACAAGGTTCAATCAAGGCAACTCTGGGAGTACCAATCTTGATAGTCTCATCGTCCAGGGATACCGCTCTATCATACTCATAGAAGGTTCGGGCAATACAGTCACCAAACATAGAAGCAACTGCACCAGGAATTAGAACCTCTTCTGCAAACTTATTCTGCTCAATAGCGAAGTTAAGGATCAGTCGCATGTTGTAGGCGTACTGCCTTAGATTGGGAGCAATAGACTCAATTAGTACTTCAGGATTTCCTGTCACTAGATAGGACGTTACGGTGGATACCCCACGGTCCATGTAGTTAAGCATATGACTTCGGGCTGCTCCCTTGTTAAAGTAACCAGAAAGCCAGAGACTCATACATCTCTGAGAATGGTCGTATACACCCTCGTACTTCTTGCTCCAACTTTTTGCGAGCAGTTGAAGTCTCTTTGGGTATGAGTCTTTGACGTTACGTTCATCAAGGGGGTGTGCCATATTAGATCCACCACTTTTTATTGTTCTTATTGTTCTTATTATCTAGTTGCTCTTTCCGAGCTTTGCGGTCCATGAATGATCCTTCATCGGCCATATACATCTGATCTCGTTTACCTGGAGTCTGCTGCTTTGCACATAGGCAAGCTATCGCTACCCCTATAACACGGTCTCCGTGAGCCGACTTAGCACCAGAGCTTTCTGTCTGCATTGTAGCGGGACCAACATCTACTCTTCCTTCAAAGAACACATACTGACCCATCTCAATTATAGTCTGTGCATCATAGATTCTTAGATAGTTGAACTCAGTCTTCTCTTTCAAGCTCTCGAACAACGCGGCCTCAAATGAGTTGAGAAGTTCAATCTTTGTCCCTTGGGGACCACCAGAGGATCTCCATCCATAGCCCTTCTTGCCATTATCCCAGAGATTGTAGTAGCCAAGCTCATCTATCCTAGCCGAAAAGTCTGTTGCTCCGTTGGTTTCCCAAGAGAGCAGTGGTCGTTCTACTCCACCGATCCACTCACACAAGGCTACCACCAGTTCCGCAAACTGCTCCAGTCGATGATAAGGAGTTACTAGAAGTCCTACAAGTTCATTCTCGTTTACGTCTACTACAGCGGCTACTGAGTTGGAAGATCCAGTTCCCTTTGACAGATCACATCCAACTGCATAGTTGTGGTTCTGATTTGGTCGTCTACTCGGCAAGTTATCCCACCAAGACAGGTTACTTTTGGAACCACCAGGAGCAAACACTGGATTAGCTACCTCACCATTCTCAATCTGATACTCTATATTACCATGATAGAGTGGAGACTTTACTCCATCTCTTAGGTGTTCCAAAAGATCGTACCTAAAGAACAGATCAGACGATCCAGCAGGAATTCGCAAGACATTCTGTGCCATGCCTCTTCTGGTACGCCCTGGTCGTTTGTACTCTGCATCTAACCAAGGACTACGTTCACGATGAAAGGTTTCAATCCCGCCGTCAACAATAAATGGATATGTATCTTTTACCTCATCAATTGAGATTATTGAATCATTTTCTATCTGGTCAAACTTTCCTGGATACCTCTTTCGATAATAATCTATATCGAGTATTCGTAATTTTCCAGATTCAGGCGAATCATAAAGACCGGGATTTTTAGTTGGGTTGCTGGTATAGTCTAATACTACCGTCTTTGTTTTCTTGGCTACCAGCATTTTAGCATATGGATGAGCCGAACCCCAATCACCCTGAGTGGAATTGAAGATGCAGCAGTTTGAAACATCAGGAATATTCTCAATAAGTGTTTGTGCAATTCGTGGTTCTATTGCAGCAAGCTCATCAACCATAATAACCATAGCACGAGAAGCTTTTCCAAAGGCTATGCTAGTGGCCTTACCACTATGTGCTGCTTCATTTTCTAGATTCTGGAAAGCCATGTGACTCTTCTGATAACGTGGTTGAAGATACAATGGAAGATTGGCATACAGATATAGAAGCTTATAGAACAGAGAAGCCTCATCTCCCACAACCACACCATCTATAATATTTGATCCTTTGTCAACTAGGTCTTCAACTCTACTGCCCCAAAGCATCTTGAATCCAGGCTTCAGTAGCCAGTATATCATTCCCAAACCACAGACAATAAAGGTTGCTCCCTCTTTTCTACTCTTATCAGCAACAATGTCATAGCCAATATCAATGGCCTTCTTCATCTCTAATATAGCAACCTCTTGGTGTGGATAAAGAATAAAAGGAACATTAGGAGAGATAGCATTAGATTCTGTGGCTGGACACCAGAAACAACTATTGAACATGATTCTAGGATCAACAAAGCAGCGGGCCAGGAAGTCAATCTTGGCCTTGTCGTCTCGGACTAGATAACTGTGAAGCTGGGTACGGAAGTTGATGTTAGCGGGGATAGACTTAGGGATCGCTTGGTATAGCGAATCCATAGTCCTAGTCATCTTGACATATTCCCTAGCCCTAATCCTGAACCTCACTATCTATAACATCACAACTGATCTTCTTTGTCAGATTACCAGCCTGAGTTTCTATCTGTTTTTGGATGGCTGCTGAGTCAATTACATGCTCAACCTTGCCACTTACCTTAGTCTCAGTGAACTGCTTGCTAATCCAATCGTCAGTTCCAAGCTGTCTTGACAGGGCTGAGGCAAGGAATTGGATAAGCTTATTGTCAGGTGGAATAGTCTTGGTGAACTTCTTTACCTCGACCTTACTTCCAGGGACTAAGCCTCCAATAGTACCATCCTCTAGAACGGTGTGTTGTTCTGTAACGGTTGTATCGTTTATAACAGTACCCTGTGCTGCTTGGATTCCAGCACCAATCAAACGGGATAGGGTTAGTTGCTTTCCCTTCTTTAGTGCTGTCTTGAAGTCTGGGTTCTCTTTTTTCCATGTCTGAAAGTTAAGCTTATTTGTACCAAGGATGAAGGCCAGTTCCTTCTCAGTTCCTCCAGCAGCAGTGAATCGCTCAGCAAACTCCACATACTCAACATCGAAGGCTTTAGCATGATGGGGATTGACCCTTGGAGATCCCTGATCCTCATATTGTTGTTGGGTCCATCTAGCCAATTCTGCCATACCCCCTAACTTCTGGGTACTCAAATGTTCTACTTGGACGGTCAATAATCTCTACCCATCCATCGTTCATCCAGGTTCTAGCATTCAGCGTATTTCTAGTCATGCAGATTTTACACCATGAGTACAGGCAATGCCTGTCTTGGCGATCATTAAATTTGGCTACATCTAGATAACGCTTGCATCTAGAACAGAATGATTTATGAATAGTATCCAGTTGAGTCTCCCACTATGGCACTAACCAGGATTTAATCAACGAAGTTTAATGTGCTAGTCGAGTGCTTCGCATTCCAAAAAGTATATAACAGAGATAGGCTTGTCAGCCAAACGGTGTTGATATGAGTGAAGGCTGACGCCTTGCTTGTTAGGTCTCCTGTGTTTAACTCTGTTATCTTCATTACTATACCTTATAGGTTTAGACCGACGTGTTTCTTATGCAGTCACTGTCCCAAATATCTCTAAGTCCTTATACACTAAAGCGTAATAATTTTTTATAAAAATGAGAATTCTCTATGTTAAGCAATCACTTAAACTACAAAATTGTAGAAAGGTGGGTCTGTAGGGCCTATACCCTACCCGATCCGAGGGGTATCCAAGGGGCTCCCGGCCAAGAAATTTTCACAAAATTCCGAGAATTGTGCCCCCGAAAACGAACAAGCGGGGGTCGGCGTGCGTATATAGTATCAAAGGGACAGTTTATTTAAGGAGACATAATGCGATAAGGAGAAAGGAAATGGTAGTATAAGGATAAGATATGTTAATTTATTTAGGAGAAGGGAAATGACATATGAAACAGTGGATTGACAACTTGGAATCAAACTCAAGTCAGGCAAGGAAGTTGCAGAAGTATTGGGAAACCATTCTGCTGTGGAGTGGCTACAACTGTTATCTGGAGATCAAACTGATTGCTAGGATTCTCAAGATTGCTCCTAGAACGGTAGAGCGAAGGCTTCAGTGGTTCAAGAAGCATTATCCAGAGCAGTATGAGAAGATCAAGAATGACAGGGCTGTTGTTAGATCAGCCTCCCTGAAGCTTGATAATCAGATAAAGGAAATGAATGAGGGTAAGTTCCTTTCCTATGACTCACTTAATCCTGATACCAGAGATGAAATTGTGAAAGAGAAATTCTGATGCTAGACAAAAAGAAGCTAGGTAAGAAAGTATATTATGATGGGGATATTTGGAACGTAAGAGACGTTATCTCCCCTAATAAATATCAAGATTTTCTACTTCTTCAGATTGAAAGTGAGTGTTCTTTTGATGATGGAGCCATAGAGTTGGATATGGTTCTAGTTGATCCGTATAATACTACGGTCTATCCAGTGAATAAGAGTACTAAGAAGCTTATCAAGAGTTTGTGTCAACTTGCACATGACTATGAACATGAAAAGGGTAACATTAGGGGATTACTGAACGATTACTGGATTGATTTGTGTGGAGATTATGAATGAGCTACGCTAAAAGACTAGAATTCCTAGAGGGATACAGGCAATTGTGTGAGGAGACCAAGTGTTATGTTGACACTGGATATGGGCATCCTCTCTACGTGATGGCGATTCTGTATCCCGTTGATAAGGCTTTCGAGAAAACTATGGAAAAGTTGGAGATTGACATCGGATGATTAACGAGAAGAAAAGAAAGATGAAGTTTCTTGAAGATTACTTCTCACTATGCAGAGAACATGGATTCTGTATTGATTATTCTTGGACAGAACTGCCAAATCAACTTCCTAGATTAAATCTTGCAGATTGGCCTAGTTATATTAATATTTCTGCATGGGAAGACCTTAAGAAAGAATTGAGGGAGTCCTTGTGAAAGACCTAAGATACCTATGTGAGACTATTGGGATTGAACCAGAGTGCTTCTATATGACCTTTGACGAAAAAGATCATTTGGTTCTTCGATCTGATTTTACTACTATTCGTAAGCTAAAATTAAAGGACTCTGTAACTGAGAAGAAGATTCTCAGGGAAGCCTTGGCGATGTATAAGAATGGTATTGGCGTGCTAATGGACGAATACGACTTGATGCTTAGGCATTACGAGGCTTATTATGATAAAGGTACTGACGGCCAAGGAGTTATCAGAGATTAATCGTGAACTGACCCTTGCTTTGATTGGAGCTAGAGGGAAAGCAAGGCGTCATATTGAAAAAGTGTTGGAGATTTTGAATGAAGAAGTCACTAGTCGATAGATTCTGGGATAAGTTTGATAGGCCCGAAGATGGGTGCTGGGAATGGACAGCAGGACTAAATAAAAGCGGGTATGGATATGTGGCCAGAGGACACTATTTAGGCTGTGGACAACAATATATTTTAGCTCATCGTTTATCTTGGATGTTATTCAAAGGTCCTATTCCGGATGGAATTTTTGTGTGCCATAAGTGTGATAATAGAAAGTGTGTAAATCCAGAACACCTGTTTATAGGAACCCCACACGATAATATTAAAGACTGTGTTAGAAAAAATAGAAACTCAAGACTAGAAAAACACCACACAGCAAAATTAAATAGGGACCAAGTGCAGCAAATAAAAGATTTGGTACTAATTCATGGGATGACAAGAAAAGAAGCAGCAAAAATTTATGGAATTTCGGGTCGAAACGCCGGACAAATCGTAAAAGGAGAAATATGGAGAGGTCTGTTTTAAAAACACCTTTAGATGTTCAGAAGTGGTTTGCTGATGCTCCAGATGTGTTGGCATTTGATTTTGAGACCACGGGACTTAACTATCTTAAGATGGAACCAGTGGGGCTATCATTCGCAGATGGCAAACGATCATGTTATATTGACCTTTGGGAGAATGAACATGCGTTGGAAATGATGCGATTCCTTGCTGATATTTTTAGCAGCCCTAAACTTTTCCTGGCCCACAATCTTAAATTTGACTGGAAGTGCTGCACTAAGTTTGTGGGAAGAACTCCTAATAATGGTTTCTGTACATATCTTGCTAGTTTTCTGCTGGATGAAAATCGTTCGTCCCACTCGCTAGACAACCTTGCTGAGTACTATTTTGGAACAGGCAAAGCCGGTAAGTGGGATCAATTCACTGATTGGCATTCAGAAGAGTTCTATGAGTACGCTATCGTAGACTCAGAGCTTACCTATCGGTTGTACCAGGAGTTTGCTCCCAGACTTAGGGAAGAGGGACTAGAACACGTATTCAAGATCGAGTGCGATTTTCTGCCAGTAGCAGCAGAGATTGAGATGAATGGTATCCTAGTTGACCAGGGGGCTTTGTCAGAGCTACAGTCAGTAGTCGAGCTTAAGATCCTGTCTTGTGAAGATCATATGCTCAGCATGGTAGGCAAGAAATCCCAGGTGAATGAAGGACTATTCGGTCAGAAGTTCCGATACAGCCCAGTAAACTTCAACTCCTCTGCTCAGTTGGTTCAGTGCTTCTTGAAGCTTGGACTATCGCTTAAAGAGAAGTCAGACGGTGGAGCCTGGAGTATCTCAGCAGCTACACTAGATAGGCTTAAGGGTAATGAGTTTGTAGATACCTTGGCTGAGTATAAGAAGCTAAAGAAACTGTATACAGGATATATTATTCCTTGTTGGGAGATGATAGATGAAGATGGAAGAATACGGCCAAATGTTGGCATCGTTAAAACGGGCCGCACAAGTATGTCAAACCCTAATCTCCAGCAATTGCCTAACGTCAAGGCACCTGACATCAACTATAGAAAGATATTTTCGACTGGAGGCATACTTATTGGAGCAGATTATTCGGGACAAGAACTAAGAATTCTAGGAGAAATAACCAAAGATGAAAGGATATTAAATGCTTTTGCTAATAATTGGGATTTGCATCTCCTTACTGCTAAACATATATTTAATCTGGATATTCCAGAGTCGGCTTTGGTCACTGGAGGACGAGAGCAAAAACGTATGGTGGAACGTTACAAATCAGAGCGGTATCGTGCTAAAAATGGAGCAAACTTTCCAATCGTTTATGGATCAACAGCAGCAGGAATCGCATGGCGACAAGGAGTAACAAAGGAAGAGGCTCAGACTTGGGTAGATGGGTTCTTCAAGGCTTATCCCGGGGTTAAGACTGAGATGGCTACTATTCCTGAGGAGCTATATAGGAATGGATATGTTACTACCCTGATGGGTAGAAAGCGTAGATTCCCTGGTTATCGGGAGTTATCACAGTTTGCAAGGCTTAAACAGCCCAGCAAGGATAGATGTGTAAGACAGGCATTTAACTTCAAGATCCAAGGGTTTGCAGCGGATCAGGCCAAGATTGCAGGACGTAAGATATATGACCAGTTGAAGTCTAATCCCCAGTGGAAGGCTAGGATTATTTTGCTAATCCACGATGAGTATTGTGTTGAAGTTCTTGAGGAGAAATATGTGAAACAAGTTATGAATTGCGTTATTAATTGCATGGAGAATGCCGTGTGTTTATCCGTGCCTTTTAAGGTAGACTGTAAAATTGGCAAGAATTATAGCGAGATAAAATAATGACAAATTTTGAAATGGTAAAAGAATTTCACCAAACTATGGGATTGCCAACAAGAATGGATGTATGGAAGGAAGGGTGGCCAGAACGACAGGCACTTCGTAATCAGTTAATGTTGGAAGAGTTGTCAGAGTATAACAAAGCCTTGGCTTCAAACGACGATATTGGAATTGCTGATGCTTTAGGTGATTTGCTTTATGTTGTTTATGGTACAGCAGTTGAGCATGGAATAGACATTGATAGAGTATTCAAGGAGATCCACCAAAGCAATATGACCAAGAAGGACGGTCACATAGATATCTCAGGTAAGTTGACAAAGCCCGATAATTATGAAAAACCAGACCTTAGTTTTATTTTGGAGATAAAATAATGGAAACTTTTTTCAAAGACTTAGGAATAATTACCTTTGGTGTAGTTGTTGGTTGTCCGGTTGGGATTATTCTTTATGAAGTGATGAGTTTTATCTTCAGGAGATTATTTAATGAATAATAATGAATATTATGAAAATAACAAGTGCGTCGTGTGTCAAAAAGACACCACTGATTTTTACTCGTCGTGTATGAGACCTATGTGTGATAGCGTTTCTGTTTGCTCTAAGGAATGTTATCACAATTTTTATCGAATTGTCTCTATATTTATAGAATTATTTCCAGTTTCATTCAAGAAAAGATAAATTCTTGCCCGGCCCCTTTTAATTATACCCAATATTATTTAATTAATTACAGGTAATTACCTGGCTAGGGCCTGTACGATTAGTACACGGGGCTAGAATTCAATAGATAAAACACAACTAGCCCCTAGTTACTGTAAGTAACAATATTAGCAATCTTTGATTGCTTACTCATGTGATATAACATAAGTTGTGCGTAGCACTTGATTTGCACATTTAACTTCGTTTTCCAAAATATATATTATAGGTCGCTTAAACCTTGGCTAGTGCAATAGTAGGAGATTAATTAATGAGTTTAGAATATCAACTTCTGAATCCACCTGAATATCCAATAATTTACTGGATAGTATTATATGATAGACTTGAATCTTGGGATACTAGTGGAAATAGGCTTCCTGAAAAAGATAGGTTTAATTGTGCTACCTGTAGAAACAGTGGCAGTAAGGTCTGTGCCTGTCTTGGGTGGAAACCAAAAGAATCTAACCCCTTTCCCCCACGTATGTTATATAAAATTTCAGTAACTGTATTGTCACAATTAGCGATCTCTTTTTGTGACTCAAATATTACATAAAATTTCAGAGCCTGTATAGTACCTATCCTACCTTCCTTCTCTCTTGGGGTACCTCCCCCCCTACCCCTAGGGTCACCTTAGTGTTATCGGTCCTATCTCCTGGGGCTCCCAGCCCACGTCCTATAACAGTATGTGGTCCCATAACCTACATGGTCCTATAACCTAGGTGCCCGGCTTGAGATCCTTCGCACGCGTGAAGGGCAGAGTTAACTGGTGATTACTACAGCCCATAGTACTAGGGTTGAGGTCAAGGTCCGAATCCTTTTTATTTTATTCGGGGGAATTAATTTGCGTTTCGGCTTGGCATGGTGTATACTTTGATTAGCGGGATAATCCGCTTTGGAGGACAAGACAATGACACGTTTTCTAGTTTGGGCATCTATCCGTATTATGAGATATCGTGAACGGAACGGAAAAGAAACCCGCTTGTATAGGGTATTGTCCAGCCTTATCAATTGGGCTTGGGCAAGCTAGATACACTTCACCATATTATTTTGGAAGAGGGTTAATCATGCGGGGGCCAGTCGATGACAGTGTACTACAGGAAGAGGAGTATATGAGAGAATCCTTGATGACGACAGACAGTCATGGGTACTCTGACAGGGACATAAGAGAGATGAGTGCATTTGTTCTCCGTAGAACCTATGAGGCATACGCTATTTATTGCGAGGAGTAGAAC